GTCCTGAGCAATGTGGAAAGGGGCCATGGCATGGTCGACCCTCCAAGAACTCCAGCGTTTTCCAACCTGACGAATTGGGGAACGAGGGCTGCATTTCCATCAACATGGTTGAAGACAGAACCAACAACAGTGAGGAGTGGCACCCTGTACAACATCCCAAGTCGAATGGAATCAGAACCTGAAATCAGCATTTGTCCATCGAAAACAGAGTTAGCAGCAGGCGGGTCCACGAAACTTCTTGCAGACAAAATAGCAGTGGCGTAGAACTCCCCTGTGGCAAACGGGGTGTTCGGAGGGAAATGTGGCAGCAAGGAGAAATTGTACTCTGTGGTATAAGGCACAATTGCATTCATAAACCCTGTTCCAAGTCCTCGGACAGCAGCTGGAAAGTAACCATTGGAGGGTATCCTTTGGTAATTTCCCGACTCATATACAGGGAACAAGGGGTTGAGATGGGTTTGGGAATTCTCGTTGCTGGAAACCAGTGTCAAACGGGTTCCAGGAGTGAAAATGTCGATTTTAATCCCTCCGGCCCAAACGCGATACAACTCAGAGAAGTAAGCGAGGTAGCCTCTGTTGGAGGTGATGAGCTCAACATTCGTGACCCCTTGCGCCAGGATTCTCTCAGTAACGGTGGTTATGAGAGGGCCAGGGCGCTTGCAAAGGTCCGTGATGAGGAAGGTCTTTCGGGGGGCCGGCCCCTTGTGGCCTGAAGTGATCCCAATCTCTTTGACCTGGCCTGGTGTTTCAAGACTAAGAAGTTGAGTTACCTCGGTATCTACGTCCATCTGGGGAATGCCAATTTCCGAAGCAACTTGTTCATGGGGGCGGCCAACGAGATGACTCTTGGCGGCAAGGGCATAAATCTCTGCATGATCCTCATCTGTGTAATCGAGGTGGCCAGCATTCATATCTGCCTCAGGGCGCATCTTATCAATGCATTCATCCCATGTCCAGGTGTTGAGGACGATTCCGACAGCAAGACAGGCATCGACAACTTGCTTCTTGAAGTCTTCGAAACCTTGCTTCCCGTAGGAGGGGAACGTTCGACGAACAGTGTCATTGCAACAAACAATGAAACTCTCAAGTTTGTCCAAGCCAGGCTTGTAAAAGGTGAGAGGTTTGAGCAAACTTTTCTCATTTGGCTTGGACCAGTAGATACGCCCGGGTGCAAAATCAAAAGTTGCCTTGACTGTTGTGTTACCGATGAAAGTAAGGTCGCAGAGTGGTTTGAGCTTGTCTGAACAAGGTGCAAGCTTGTTGTCGGCAGGCGTGATCTTGATTCCGCACTTAGCCATTTGGCGGTGGTGGCTGAGCTGATTGAACCAAGCCGTGTTCGGAGTGTTGACAACAGCAACATCGTCGCCGTAAAGCAAAGCACCGACAGAAGCTTTGTAAAGGCGTTTGTACTCTTTGACTTGCTCCTTGGTGATCATCTTAAGAACAATTCCGAAGTGTTCGCAATACGACATCAGAAAAGAGTACTTCAACAACGTGTCTGACAGATCAGTGTTAAACATGGTTGTGAGGTACCCTCCTGAAGGGAGCATGCCAGGGTTGAGATAGAAGAAAC